CGACAAACGAACGAAAATAAACAAAGAGTGGTTTTTGAAGTCCACCAACTGCAGTTATCCTCTTTGCAAGAGTTGCGTTTCATTTCTTTTGCCCGCCGACGCACGCGGTACTACGGTTGTGAATTATTTATTCCGTAGAGTTGTAAAAGGTAAGCTTGGAGAGAGGGTCTGGAGCGAAAGTAGTAAATGGTACTCGCCCAGAGACCGAAGCCAATTTCTCACCACCAACTAATGATAGTCGCATTTTCTCGAATAATGCGATAAACGCGCTGGTTCCGGTAACGTCGTTGAGTTCCCGCTCAGGACGTAAGTAATAATATAAACCGGAAAGAGTCGGCCGCTTGCCCGAAAACAGGTAAAACTTCTTCGACCAGTCATACCTAAGCGCAATTAATGCCTTATCGGTCAAACGAGAGGCTGCTAATTCCAACCAGTAAAGAAGCACGAAACTCAACTCAACAGCTGTGTCCATAAGACAAATAGCATTTTCACGTGCTCGTTGTCGTACGTACTCATCAGTGATTAGAGCGTGTTCAGTAAAGACACCTGTCTTCTTTACTTTGTCGGCCTTACGGATACATTCAATAATGTAACCGTCAGTAACAAGGTTCTTTGAGAGAAAATCCATCTCGTGTAAGTAACCAGATTTGAAGTCCTTAAACACGATTCCGAACCCATGAAAGCCAGTCTCCTGAGCATTCATGTGTTCCTGGAACGCCTTGATAATTCCATCCATCTTTCGTCGAAGTTCCGCACTGCTGGAAGCCAGAATGTTGAACCGTCCGAGAACGTCGTCCCCGGCAACAGCCCAAGTCGCTCTAACCCCTATCAGCAAGCAAGTAAGTTCGCAATAGAAAAGCATTCGAGTAGAATTAAATGGTGTAGTGTCGAATGTAGAACCGGAACGGGTGGTCCCAGTAAACTTGAGGATGGTACCGTTACCTGTAGTAGCTATAGTAACGGGATTAGTGAATACCTCCACTAAGTATTCATGAACGTGGGTTGGGATAATGGTGTAGGGGAGGATCAGTGGAAGAACCATGCGCAAAAATGTATGGTCGCACGATTCCTTATACTCAGGATGTTGTCCTGAGTCGAAACTTCCCCCATCACCGAATGCCCACGTAGGGCTAGTGAACGGCCCACCAGCGCGGAACAACTTAGTAAGATGTTCGCCTAACTCCCCTTGGGAGAAACCGGAAATGATACCTGGGTTAAGGTACTTCAGAAGGAACATCACAAAGCGGCCGAGATATGCGGCGACTGAGCGGTAATCCATTTCTGGGCAGCTAATGTTCCGGGCTCTTGTCTTTGGTCCCCCGTCAACATTAACTTCATCTGGCTTAACGAAGAAAGAGAACTTTGTTGTTAACTTTAGTCGAGTCAGGAAGGTAGCCATACCATCTATATACCCTTGACGTTTATTGGGCACAGTATTCGCGATAAATGTATCGAAGGAAAAATCGATAAGACCAGAGGCTAAGACCATTTTAATAATGGGGAGCCAGATGGCAAATACACGTTTACAGTACCAGTCAAATGCAATAATGTGCCACGACGTTGGCCGCTTCATGCAGGAAAATTGCCTGCCATATACTGCAATCTCTTGATTGAGAGGGCATCCCCTATACACCTTAATATCGTTGGTATTGAGGTCCTTAAGCTGCACAAAGTGATTAGTGCAGGTACAGAGGTTGGAAATCATCTTTTTAGATTCTTCGACATAAGAGTTTCCAAGGGTCAGCAAAGGGCGGGTGTATTGCTCCGGAGTGAGATGACTGTCCGCGATTTGTCTACTAAAGTAAGTAGTAGAGATAACCGGGTCTCGACCTCCGCGCAAACTCCGCGAATAATGGACACTTCGAGCTGTATAGCTCAAGAAGACACAACGGGCCACTAGAACCACGGGAATTAAATCGACCATGGGGACACCGAAGTGTAACAGGATTTGTACTACGAACATAATGCATAGTATCGGGTAGAGGTTGTTCAGACTCTCAGAAAGACTTCCATAGGAAGCATTTAGCGGCTCAGTGAGCCTGCAATTTCTGGGATGTGTTGCGGAATCTAACCCCTCCTCCTGTATGTCACCTAATTCCTGCTCTATGCACAGGCAACAGAGGAAAACATCTCGAGCAGAGACGTTCTTCAATGCGGTCCGCGCAGCATATTTAGAGTCCCTAAACAATCGCATAAGGTCGTTATAATTACCTTTGTGCGTGTTATGGGTCATAAGAAACTCGTATAATGCCTGATCAGGAATATGCTCCAAAGTTCGTTCGCGAAGATTATCGGCGATAGAACTGAGCACTGGGTCGTTTCCTTGGAACCCGCCAAGTTTAACGATTCGCGTATAGTCATTAAATAGTAGTTTAAAGACTTTACGGGGCGCGCAGATCGGATCTTTCGTTAGATCCAACCCGGCTACAGGTTTTTCGGTTGAGAAAGCGAAGTGGTAATTA